TCCATGTCTGCTTGCCGTTCATATCCCCCAAAGGCTCCCTGCCTTGCGAGCGCATCCATCTCTCCAGCTCTTTCGTGATCCGGCCCATATCCGGATTCAAGGTAGGTTGGGGTTTCTGTAATTCTCCCCAAAGCATCCATATCTCCCGCTCTATCGTATAGAGGAGATTCAGTTACCTCACCAAGGGTGGGACGATCTCCAACCTGCTCCTTGGCGGCATACTCACCCATCTCATCCAGTGTAGGAGCAGCAGGGAGTTCGCCCGGAGTGTAACCCTGCGTAAGCTCACCAAGCAACTCTCTTGCAGCAAATCCAGTGGGATCGCTCCTTTCAATTAAATCCTTTGCTTGATCTACAAATTCGGGGCCGTACTGCTCGGCAAGGTCGAGCATGAACTGCGCTCGTTCCGGAGATGTTTCCTGCTCAAACTCCCATTTCTTTCGGGCAAGATCAATATCGCCCAGCCCTGTAAAGTCAGTTTCTATTGCTTCATTTCTGTCTACTACATTGTCCTCGGAATCAAGGTAGACTACATCTTGCGTTGTTCCGTCCTCTAACTCCCACCCAATAAGCTGCTGAACTTCCTGCGTTGCAGGAACGTCATCACCCATCTCTGCTATCTCTTGGGTTAGGTCGTTGTAATGGGTTCCCTCTTGCGGCCCTTCTTGGATAGCCCCATGACGGTCAAGAGCGAAGGTTTGAAGACCGCTGCCCGCATTGTATCTAACGCTTTCGGGATAGGTTACTCCCAAGTCGATGACGGTTGTTTCGTAGAGAGGTGTAGAACCCTCGCTAGGCATGTCGGCATTGAGAACCCGATAACCTTCCTTGATGAGAGGCTCACCAAACTGCATGGCGCGTTCAAGCCTCTTCAGACCCTTCGCTGATTCTATGTTCGCGGCGGAAATCTCCGATGCGGTTGGCGGTGTAGGTGCTGGAGGTGGTGATGATTTGCCCATGATATTATCCCTTTAGTAATCTTCTCCTTGCTTGCCCCATTGGGACGCAAACTGTTTTGTCATTATGCTTCGGCCTAACCCAAGCCATTGTCTCACATTGATGTCCAAGATCATTAAACATCTTTGTATAAAGCTCCTTCATAACTCCTTCACCCTTGGCTACTGTAGCATCTACAAAGCATATCTTTCCACCAGTATCGGTATAATCCTTATGGCATCCCGACTCATCATCCACAAACCGAACAAGGGCTACTCCTTTCAGTTCCCCGTCCCGTACTACTGTCCAGTACCTCTTCTTGACGATGAACCACTCCACCCATTTCAACATGAGTGCCTTGTCCCACTTGCGACAATGCCCAAGATGCCTATGGCAGAAGAGGCCCACTGTTAATGTCATTATATCCAAGGCTGTCATCGTTGCGGATTGATTGTATCTGTGAAGGCAGACGTTTTAATGGCTTGAAGAGCCAATCTTCCGGAGGTTGTGACTGCGGTAAACTGTATCTCCTTGAATTTATTCTTACTCAAGAGGTTATAACCCTTCACAAAGTGGGATTCACGGTTTTCCACCGTAACCTCCCCCAACAACTGGCGTGTAGCCCATCCGGTGATGGGATCACCGCCTTCATCAAGGATTTCATCGTCTCCCTCGGTCAACAGGAGCAGGTCATCGTCTCCCATGTTCTTTAGGAAGTAGAATTTAACGTCTTGGTCTTGATTATAGTAAAAGTTCTCCAAATCAAACTCAACTTGGTAGCCGAGCTTGTTGGAATACATTTCGCCGTAGTTATACCCCCGTGAAATCACTTCAGACAGGTAAACAGAGGTGTCATCCATGTAATCGGACACCGTTGCGTCCTGTTCATTGACGAAATCCCTCCAAGTATAGAATTTACCCTCTTCATCCCCGAAACTTAACCGCATCTCACCTCCAAAAGCTGAAACTATGAAGCAACGCGGCTTCCATCCCACCCAAAACCCGCTCCAACTCTTGTGGATGGTGTTGTATACCAGCGTATAGTTGGGGTAAGCAGACCCATCCAATGGGACAGACAACATAAAACGGTTCCCGTAAAAGATTGAGGCGCATTTACCCCATTGAGCTTGGTTTATGCGGTTGATGAAGTCGTCAATAGGCGCGGAGATAGCCACATTCACTGCTGCTTGCGCTCCAGCCTCAATGTTGGACACGCTTTGGATACCTTCCCTGCTCAAGAAGTAGACATCCGATCCCACCTGCTGCACAGACTTGTGACCAACACAACCCACACGATCTGAAATCAAGCTGATTGTCCAATCACTGACATCCTGCGCAGGGTTCGCGTCTACCACCCACACACTACGCTCCTTTAACACCACTAACTTAAAGTCGTACCAAGGGCAGAGGGCAACTATAGGATCACCGTCTCCTCGTGTAACACGAATCTGATCTCCGGCAACGTCCCAGCTTTGTCCGTCCAATATTCCGCTTACATAAATCACATCCTGTGGAACAGACGTATCTGCCGAGCAACAAAAAAGTCTGTTAGTGTGGGAAGTTAACAGCTTGGGCTTTGAGGGTAATTGACTGACATGAGCAACCCCTGTTGCAGTCGTGCCGGATGTAGGAGCGGAGAAGGTAACAGTGGGAGGGGCTGAAGAGGAATAACCCGTTCCCTCGTTGGTTATATCCACCCGCGCCACTCCAAGGTTGTAACCCAAGACGGCTGTTCCTGCTGCTGCGCCTCCACCGGAGATTGTCACGGTAGGCACAGCATCATAACCGCTCCCACCCTCGGTCATCGTGATGGAAGTCACCTTGCCAGCAGTAATGCTGGAGCCTGTCCCTGCCGTGTCCACATACTGTAAGGCTTCGGAACCATCACACCAAAACATCCGGTCTGATAGTTGGGCAAAGAAAACATCTGTCCCACTGAAGGTGGTTATGGCTGCGGAGAAAGCTGTTCCGTTTTGCAGGTAACGGATGTTCTTGACCGAAGCTCCATCGTATTCGGCAAGTATCACCATTTCAGTGGAGGTATTGTCTAGCACCGCTGCGCTAATAATCGCACCATCCAAGTCGTCTGAACCCCATACCCTTGAGGTGACTGTCTCCCACACGTCCGTGGCTTCCTCCCACCTATCTCCGGCTGCACTGGTCAATCCTTGAGACGCGCCCCTGCGCGTGACGAGGTTGCCGAACACGTCAAAGTCAATATTCTGTCCAGCAGTATAAGCTCCCTGCTTAATAATGTTGCGGCGCACATTACTGGCTTGCCCACCCGAAAACCCTACATCCCCGTCTAGGAGGATTTGGTCATCAGTCGCGCTGTTCTCTAGTAATGGCATTTAGTTCTTTGGCCCAAAGTCAGCCACGCTCCCGTGGAAATCGTAGTCATCGTAGGTGTAGGGAATAATCCGGCTAATGGATTGTCTCTGTCCATTCTCCAAGTCCTTCATTATCTGTACCTGCGCAGCAGCTTCTTGGTACTTGATCTGCGCCTTTCCGTACTGCCTCGACCTCTCCAGCATATCCCCCTCGGCAAAAGCGAGCAGGGCATTGTCCACACCATTCAGAGCAGGGGTGTCATCGTCTCCCAGTGCCACCCAGTTCAGTTTACCCAAGACAAACACGTTGCCAGCCGTCTTCGGAACCGGAACAGGCTTGAGCCTACAGTTCCCGCTGGAATCTTTTGGCAGGTTAATAAAGTTGGTAGGGTTGGCTCGTCTACTGGTTACATCCTCCCACGCATTGGGATCAATCTGAAAGAACGTCATCCATGAGTCGTTCAGCATATTAAGCCCATCATCCTTGCCCGTCTCTGTGAACTTCAAAGCTACAGGGAAATCTACCTTCGTAGTAGGCGTGGAGGAAGATTGATAGAAGGTGATAGACGGAGCATCGGACAGGCTGATGGACGTGTCTCCCGCTGCTACTGATTGGGTCACTACCCCCATAGATTCAGTCCACAACCCCGTGTCCCAAATCATTTGGTATCTGCGATTGATGAAGCTCTTGCACACTGTCACCGAATCATCATCAGTATCAGAGAGCTTCGTCGTTACAAAATCTGCTAGTTCAGTTAATGTCATGGCTTATCCTGCTGAAATCTTCACTGTACCGGAGTCACTCCAAAGCGCACCTGCTATTGCTGGGTCAGAGGTGGGCATGCTTGCAACAATCACATTACCCGAAGTGTCGATGGTTAAGGCGGGTGTGTCTCCAGCAGCTCCATCAATGATCTTGAAGTTCCCGTCGTTGTTGTCCATGCCAACACTCCACACGTTAGCACCTGTTCCCGTGAGTTCAAATTGGAGGAAGTTGTCTCCCTCACTTTCTAGGGACAATAAACCAATTGGCGCAGCGGTGCCTATTCCGACGTAGCCATTAGAGTCGATTCGCATACGTTCGGTAATGGCGTTGGTATCCCCAGTATGAAATGCTAATCCTTGTGCGGCCCCAGAGCCGTCATCAAAAGAACTTATGGCTGCGGTAAAGGTAAGGTCGCCCTCACCAACCCCAATTAGCGGTTGATAATAGGAGGAGGTGTTTGCCGCAGGAATGTAAATTGCCGCCTGTGAGACATCCTCAAAGTCCAATGTTGCAACTCCCGCCTGTGGCCTATCAATGTGGAGGGAAGTAAACGGAGACGAAGTGCCTATGCCGACGTAGCCATTAGAGTCGATTCGCATACGTTCGGCCAGTGTTCCGTTATCTGCCGTTGAGAAGGTTAGCTCCCCGTCATCGGAAGCTGTGGTTGTTTCTCCTTGAATCTGTGCGCGAGCATCAGTGTTATCACCGAATGTGATTTTACCGCAGTCCATCGCGCCAGTGTTGTTGCGGCGGAAAGCAATTTCAGATTCGTCTACTTGATTAAGTTTAACCACTCCCGAAGAGTCGATTCGCATGGCTTCGGCAAAGCCACCGCTGCCAACAGTTGCGAAAGATAATTCACCGTAACTGCTTGTTTGGTTTGTAGTTACTCCAAATATTCCCGATGTAATATTGCCTCCGCTTGAGTCAAAGCGAATGAAGGAGTAGTTATCGTCGGTAGCATGAGTGTTCCGTAAAGAAATTCCTGCACCTGCCACGCTTGAGGGCGTGATGTTCGTGTTAGAGCTTAATACATCCAACTGCCCGCTGCCGGCCGGCGTACCCCCAATGCCGACTCGCTGTGAACCGTCTACGGTTAACGCCGTGACGTTGGCTGTGGCTATGCTCAAAGCATCACTGGTAACGGTAATCCGATTCCCGTCCGTGGTGGAGCCGTTATCCTCAAGGATGATGCTGGCCCCTGCGTCAGTGGATTCAAACTTCCCAACGTAATCATCGGCAGTTTGGGCGTGGATAACGTACTCCGGAGAATCCACTCCTACACCAAGGGAACCGTTCACACGGACAACAGTAGTGGACAACTTGAGCGCGGAATCATTGGCTCCCAATCCGTCCTGCACTGTCTGCAAGGAATTGGTGATGCCAGCGGTGTCTGTCACCATTAAAAGTGTCCCGTAAGACGAGCCGATAGTCTCTCCGGTTAAGTCTGCGATAGTTGCCATATCAATTTGCCTCTATTTGTTGTTCCAGTTTATTAATGTACTTACCCAGTTGCCGGACGAACTCCGCCCCTTCATCACTCTCAACGGCATTCTCAAACCCCGTCTGATTCCTCTCCACTATCTCTTGAAATCCGTTCAGCTTCACGCTTATGCAACCTGCGCTCACGAGCAGCAGCAATAAGATCGTCAACTGTTTTATCTTTCTCATCTTTTCTCTTCTGCGCCATCTGCGCGGTTGCCACATCTCCCAACTGCTCCAAGGCATCCACTATTCGTGGCACTGCCTTCAGAGCAGCAAGGAGTTCACCAATCATTATCCTTTATCAGCAGCCTTGGCTTGCCCACGCGAGTGGGAGTAACCCAGCGCAGCTAATGCTGACGCAACAAAGGCCACTGCTTTTTCTATTCCGGTTGATCCGTCTTGGACAATCACCCCGCTTGCATAAAGCAAGCCACATATAGTGCAAAGGGCGGTTAACCAAAACTCTGTTGTTTTATATCCAGCTTTCATTCTTCTTTTATTAGTTTAACTATTTTAATTGCTGTCCAACATATCGTGACGATTAGTAGGACAATCTTTAGAACAAGTTCAATGTCCGACAGGGATACAGTGGCAAACACTGTGCCGTTTACTCCGAACACTTTTAACCATTCCAAATCATTCATATCTCCACCCGATACATCTAAAATTATTCAGTCGGCTCCGGTTGTTTCTGTTGGAAAGAGAAAGCCTTCTGCACTGGCCGATCTTTAGCCGCAGCAATCTCGTTCATTATGCTCTCTTCCCAGTTATTATCCTTTGCGACCCCCTCACATATCGGCTTCACCCAAGCCTCATCAATGTCTTCAAAGGGAGTGAAGTTGTTGGGGTCGGGGGCAGGGAGCTTGACCAGTGTATCGCGGTAGCCCGATAAGCCGAGAACCTCATCTACTCCGGTCATTCCAACTACTATTTCTGAAACCACATTCTGCTTCCCGTCTTTTTCGGGCAGCACACGCGCTTCACATCTTGTTATGCTAAATGTCATTGTTATTATTTGGTTGTTTGTTCCATTCTTCACCCGAGGTAATCTCTAAAATCTCTGAATGGGAGTATTGCGTTTTCCCGTCCAAAAAAGATGGGGTCGTACCCTTGAATTGAACAATAGTCTTCTCTCCATCCACACTAAAACGAAGTGTGTCAGAGGAAGTTTCAAGGACTTCACTAAAATCCACACTAGAGATTTCCGACTTATCAATTATTACATAACTCATGTTGGTACATCCG